TAGGTTGCACCGCCAAGAGAAAATCTGGATCCAGGTGTTATGGGTCCAGAAAATGTGGCTCCAGATGGGAGCCCAGCCTCAGTAGAAACCGGGGCTTGTTGGTTGTCATTGGCCATTTCAAAATATTGAGGAATGATATCCAATTCAAATAGAGAATTATTTGTGAAGTGTCCAGATAATTGTTTGTTAGCTGAGTTTAGAGTTTGACGAAATTTTCGTAAATCACTTGAACTAAGTTTATATTTTTCGGCAGCGGATAAAGTTAAAAGGTTATCTTCTGCTAGGAGGCTCAAGATTTCAAATTCGTTAGGAATTTGTGGTTTGAGCCCTAATTTATGTGCGGATAATGCAGCAAAAGCTTCAAATTGTTCGTACAATTTGTCACCGTGCAACACTATTTCAGGAGCCATTGATTCAAGGGTTTGAACCATATTGGCGTTGGTGACGTCTTTACTTCCGTAAAGACAACCGGAAATTGATTCTATTTTTAACTGACCAGTCATTATAGAAGGGTGATGAGGGAGTGGAACGAATTTCCGGGAAAGAAATCCGAGTTTTGTAATATGCCATTGATCATACTCTTCTTCAGATTTGTTTCCAGGAGTAATTCCTACTCCAAAAGTTTTCCCTGTATACTTGATGAAAGAACGGAGAGTAAGGAAAGTTAGAGAGCTTTCAAAAGTGGCAAGGAGATCGTCTCCAAAAAGAGAAAGAGCTACAAAATACCGGAACTGATTTACTGTGGTGTCGCGAAGTCGACTACGATTGTCCATCATGGAAATATACCAGGTGTAGAACATGATTTCCATTGCCATTGCATCTATAAGAGATGTTCCCCATATGCCTGAGGCAATTCCAGCTCCCGTACGATACAAGAGATTTTCTGCAAGATGAAAAGAAAAGATAACATCGGAAAACATGGTATGAACTGCTTTGTGGATCATGTCGGCCTCTTCTTTACCCTTATTGAAAGCCAGTATAGATGAAAAGATCTTTGCAACTCCATACAAGACCCAAGAAGGAAGTCGTCGGTCGAAAGAGGAACCATCGGCATCAAAACCCATGGTTCCCACGTCGGCATGGTAGTTGTACAACTGATGGTAGTCTGTTAACGGATTTATACCTATTTTGTGAGGTTGCGTGAAGCGCATAGCCTGAAAAGCAGCTTGAATAGGAGCAATTACTCTGCGTTGGTTGCAAGTAGACTCCAAAGGACAGACAGAAAATACTCGAGCTTTCCAGCATTTTTCTTCCGGTAAAGCTTCACTCTTTAGCTTGTCAGAGTTAGGAGAGAATAAGATTTGACCTTTCTGGTAAGCTGTCCACTGGTCTTTCACTAGTACAGATGATACTATTCCAGCGCGAGTGGTGTTCCATTTCAAATCTCCTTCTGCATTTCTATCAAAGCAAGTTTTCTTAAGAGCAACTTTGAAAACCTTGTTGAGCATGGCACCTGATGATGAGTTCACCTGCAAGGGAGGAACGTCTTCTTCAGAACGTCCATTTAAGATTTCGTCTTCGGTAAGCAACTCACAACCGCCTATTTTTTGAGCATAGTAATGAGCTAGGTTGTTGACAGCCATGTTAAAGAATCGTTTTTCCGACTCAGGAATTTCCTCAGGAAGAGATACCTGCTTAGCTACTCTAGTGTACCATTGACTAGGAGCTCCATTGGCCATCTTTGTCATTTTTCCGAGCTGTTCTTCTGTGCAGTTATTAAGTGCTCGAACTGGAAGCTTATAACGAGGAAGCCATTTCCGAAGATCTTCTATCCAAGGGAAAGCTCTAATTCTAACGTTCGGATCCATAGGAATTTCATGCAGAACAGAAGTGGCCTGAATTTTGAGACCATTTCCTTCTTCAGGGAAGAATTTTTGAGGTGGAAGATTTCTGTCTGGGTCAAACAAAGTTTTGTGGTTCTTACTGACAAGAACTGTATTAGATTCTAGACCTTGTTTAAGCCAGAAGGGATCTGTAACTACTTCTACTTCTCGGTATGAACCGATTAGTTGCGGGATTTCTAGAGATTGAGCTTGAGCTTGAGGAGAAGGCAAATCTTCTTTTGTTAAGCAAGAGAAGAGGCCTGATCTAGAAAATGGTTGGTATGCTGAATGTATTCCCATAATGTAAGGGTTTTCATAATTGTCAACACAGATGTAAGGTAGTCCGCAGTCTCCAGGTGCTGTAGGCATGTCAGAAACTCCAAAGTGAAAAGTACCTAATCGTCCATTCCAGTTCTCGAAAACTCCTACTGCTACTGATGGATATGAAGCGTGGATGGTAGTTGGAGCAACAAAGACTGTTTCTTTACTGCCTGGTCTCATGAACATCCCTTTGGAAGGATCCATGACATTGTCTTCCTTTGGTAGGTGATTAACAATATCACAAAAGCCTTTCTGTCCAGAAAGATACTTGAATGGAGTCTGAGGTTTAAAGAAAACTAATTCTCTATTTTGATCTTCTTTTACTATTTTTCCTAAAGTGGATGATACTAACTGAGTTGATTCTATATAGAATTTATTTCCAGATGTAAGAACATGTCTAGACGTAACTCCCAAAGTAGGAGTAAGCATAAGGCCATAAGCACTAAACATTTTATCATCAGGAGTGAAGCTCCTGACTAGAACTCTATTGTTTTCTGATTTAGAGAGAAGAGACTTCATAGCAGGAGTCTCCCAACTTTGAGTCTTGTTAACTGTTTTGCAGGATTGAGGATAAGCCCCATAATCAGTGGTGAATTCCATATCTTCTGCGTCATGAGTCATGGTAATTGTGCCACCATTAACATGTACGTAATATGATCTCTTGTCAGCGTCGTAGGAGAAAGCCAAATTTTTGGTTTGTTTGACTTTGTCCCAAGAACTCTGTTTGGTGGAATCATATTCAGAATCATCTTCGTAAACAAAGCGACCATTTTCAATGTAGAACCTGGAACCGCGGGAACCGCCGCCTCGGGATCTGCC